CCTGAACGCGGACATGTTCATGGTTCTGAGCGAGTATCTCGACGAGCGCGTGCCGGCGATCGCCGCGGTGACGTGGGCGCCGCGGCTCGAGCTCGCCGCCGGCGTCAACGTGATGGACCTCGCCGGCGTGCCGACGTCGATGCAGCACCTGGTCATCAAGTCGTCGATCGACTGGGTGCTCGAGCATGAGGCGCACACCGTCGTCGTCGTGCCGGAGGCCTGGAAGTTCATTCCGCAAGGCCGGGGCACGCCGGTGCGGCTGTCAGCCATGGCCTACATCCGTCAGGGCGCCGCGCTCGAGAACTACCTCTGGCTCGACAGCCAGGATATCGGCGGCGTCGACAAGGAGCTCCTGCGCAGCGTGCCGGTGTGGATTCTGGGCGTGCAGCGGGAGGCCAACGAGATCAAGCGGACGCTGACGAACATCCCCGCGACCATCGCCAAGCCGAAGGCGGCCGACATCGCGCTGCTCGAGCTCGGCCAGTTCTACGCGTGCTGGGGCCGCCATGCGGTCCGGACCTACGTGCAGCCGGTGTGGCTGGACGAGGCGTCGGCGCAGCAGGTCGCGCGCGGCGAGCTGCAGGTGGACGACTTGCGCAAGGCGCTCGAGCGGCCGATGGCGAGCCTCCGCACGATCGCGCGGTCGTTGATGGATTCTGGATTCAAGGAGGAGACGGTGACGAAGGACGTCGCGGAACGGCTCACGCGCGAGAACGACATGCTGGTGCGCCAGAACGCAGAGCTACGGCAGCGCCTCGAGGCGCTCGAGAAAGGGCAGCATGACGGAAAGAGAGCGACGACAGGTAAGAGCGTTCACCAACAGCATCCGTCTGCACCTCTCGCGGATCGAACGAGCCGTGAGCATGCGGATCGATCTGAAGGACTTCGAGATCGACCGGCTGCGTCGGCAGCTGCGGCTGGCGCGAACGGCCACGTCGACGAAGCGCTCTACCAAGCGATCCGCGCGCGCCTCCTCGAGGACGAGCCGATCGTCCTCAAAGCGCTGACCACGCATCCCGAGATCGTCGTCGAGATCACGCCGCGCGTCGTGACGGTCGAAGGCGAGTCGATGAAGGGCCGCATCGTGCGACTGATGGCGGGTGGCTGGTTCGACCAGGCGCGCGAAGTCGGCGAGGTCCGCCGCGAGCTCACGCGCACCGGGACCGATCCGGGCGGTGGCGGCGCGCTCGGCATCATGCTGAACAAGTTCGTCGCCGATGGGTTCTTCGTGCGCGAGGGGGCCGCGTTCGTCCTGGCGCCAAAGGTGAAGGTCAGCGAACGCGAGCTCCGGGTGTCGTGATGACGATCATGACGCAGGGCAACAGCGAGGGCATGCGCCGCTGCGACGGCACCTGTCACAACGCGCGCAAGCCCAAGTGCACGTGTATCTGCGGTGGTCGCTACCACGGAGCGGGGAAGCAGGCCCAGGAGCGGTTGACGCGCGACTGGCTCGGCGACGATTGGCGCGAGAAGAAAGCCGAAGTCGAAGCCGCCGGCGGATCGTTCACGGCCGTCATCAATGACGCCCTGGCTCGCCTGACCCGCCCGCAGCGGCCGCGCCCGGCGCAGGCCTCGCTCGAGTTCGACGTGCCGGCGCGACGGAGCTCGTGATACCGGGGAAGACGCCATGAATGGAATCGAATGGCCGCACTTACTCGCCGACCTGACCGCGAAGCGCGACGCGCTGAATGAGGTGATCAAGATCCTGACGTCGCAGTTCACGCGGGAGATCGCGACGCCGCCGGCGACGTTGCGTCGATCGAAGACGGCAGCGAAGCGGAACGAACGAACGAACGAACGAACGAGCAAAGCGCGCGCCAACGGGACGGCGCTCACGGAGCCTCCCTGACGTGACAGCGAACGGCCAGGCCATCGTCGCCGCGCTCCGCACGAAGAGTCCACAACGGCCGGGGGAGCTCGCGAAGATGTTGAAGCTCGCCCGGCCGGCACTGACCTACAACATCAAACCGCTCCTCAAGAGCGGCGCGGTTATCGCGACAGGCGCCACGATGAATCGGCAGTTCAGTCTGCCGCCGCGATCGCGGGCGGCGAAGGAGGCGCCCTGACGAGCTTCTATCTGCGGTGGTCGGACCGCGTCGGCCGACGCCGAACGACGACGATCTCGAAGTCGTGTGGAACGGGCGTGACAGTCTTTCGACGATCACGCGCTCGGCCAGGCCCGCGGCAGGCTCGGTGCGTCCGGCCGCCGAGGCGACCGTGAAAGCGCGCGATGCGGCCATTCTCGCCAGGCTCCGGATCGCGCCGGCGAGTCTCCCGGCGCTCGTGGCGGTGATGCCCGACGAACCCGGACTGTCGGACGACGATCGGCGAGTCGCGTGTCAGAGCGCGCTGATTCGGTTGCACGTGAAGAAGTTGATCCGCTCGGTGGAAGATGGGTGGGCGATCGCCTCATGAGCGAACTCGGCGTGATTTTCTATCGCGGGCCATCGTTGCTGACCGGCGATCCGATCGTCGGCGTGCTGACCGGGCTCGATCGAGGCTCGCACAACGCGAAGACCGGCCCGATGGCGCAAGTCTGGGTCCTACGACGTGATCTGCCGCCGATGGACGCGAAGCGCCAGAACCTGGACGACGCGGTGTGTGGCACGTGCAAGCTCCGCGGCCGCGACGGCAAAAACTCCGGCTGCTACGTCGTGGCGTGGCAGGCCCCGACGAACGTCTACCACGCGCTGGCGACCTATCCGCTGGTGACCTGGGCCGAACTCCAGGCGGTCGTCGAGGGCCGATCCATCCGCATCGCGGCGTACGGCGATCCCGCGGCCATACCGTTCGACGTGTGGCGGACGATCCTGTCCACGGCCTCGGGACACGTCGCGTACACGCACCAGTGGAAGACCTGCGATCAGCGGCTGAAGGCGATCGCGATGGCCAGCGTCGAAACGCCGGATGAGTTCGTCAGCGCGGGTCTCCGCGGCTGGCGCACGTTCCGGATCCGGATGCCCGGGACGTCGTTGATTGCTGGCGCCGAGTTCGCGTGCCCCGCTTCAGACGAAATGCAGCACCGCACCACGTGTCAGCGGTGTCAGCTGTGCCGCGGCACGAGCTCGCCCGCGCGCTCCGTCGCGATCGTGGCGCACGGGAAGCCGAGCTCCTTGAAGGCCTTCGGGATTCATGTCCCGATGTTCCGTCGTTCCACGGGGAACGTCTCAGACGTCCCGGAGGGTCTCAGACATGGATAGTGTCTCAGACCCGAACGGCGCGCCGCGCCTCACGAAACAGCAGGCGGCCGATCGGATCGGCGTGACGACCAAAACGATCGAACGGCTGACGGCGGACGGCAAGCTGCACCCGACGCGCTGGCGGCGGCCGACGGGCGGGCCGGAGTTGGTGGTCTATGACCCTGACGAAGTCGATCGGATTGCCCAGGCGAGGCAGCCAGGCCCCGCGGCGCCGATTCTGGTGCCCGTCACGAAGGCCCTGCCGACCAATGGGAACGGGAGGCCCTCGTCAGGGACCGATGAGGCCCCGGCGCGCGTGCCGGCGCCTGTCAGCTCTCAGCTTCCAGCTATCGGTTCCGGCGAGGAGTTCTTTCGCGTGCTGGTCGCCGCGGCCGGCCGCGTCCTGTCTGAGACGTCTCAGACACCGACCCTGTACCTGACGATCGCGGAGGCCGCCGCGGTGTCCGGCTTAAGCCGGGCGTACGTGACGCGCGCGTGTGAGGCCGGGACGCTCAAGGCGATTCGCGATGGACGGCGCTGGCGGATTCGACGCACGGACCTGGAGGCGCTGTAAGACATGGACTTGACGGCCGACGATCGAGCGCGGCTGACCGAGATCTTTGAGGCCCACGAGCCCGAACAACTCGCCGCGCGTATCTTCGACTACTACCACGATCCGGATCGGGCCGACCGTACCTCGCGCAGTCAGATGTATCTGCACCTGGGCATGCTGGCCGGCGCCGTGATGCGCGTCGTCGACGGACGAAGCCGGGCGCGTCTGTTCGCGCGGAAAAACCCAGGAGGCGACACATGATCGTCACCCTCGAAAGCACCACCAAGATCGTCACGCTCGTCACCGCGGCCGGGGAAGTCGACGCCCGGATCTGGGAAGGCACCACCGCGAGCGGGATCGCGGTGCATGCGTTCATCACCCGGATCGCGATCGACAAGGACGATCACGTGGCCGCGCGGCAGTTCGCGTTCGAGCTGCGGGAATGCCGCCACCCGTCGCCCGTCGTCGACGCGGCGTATCCGTTGCGGATGATCTTGTGAGCGACGACGTCGAGCTCGACGACACGGCGGCCCGGAAGGCACTCGAACACGCGCTCGCGCACAAGATCGTCGACGACATCAACGCGCGGATCACCGATCCGGGCCGCCTGCTGACCGGCGAGACCGAAGCCCTGTACCGCACGATGACGACGTCCGTGCTCAAGATCATGCGGCAGGCCTTCGTTTTCGATCGTGATCAATCGATCTCGGAGCACAGCGTCCCGACGCGCGCGTTCTGTCAGTCCCGCATCGATCTGATCGACCGCATCCTCGAGGAACGAGGACGCTGAATGGCGGGGCATACACCGGGACCGTGGAGCTTCGATGCGGGTTACATCGTGGCCGTCGTCGACGGTAAGGAGAAGCTCGTCGCGGACCTCGACGTGGGAGGTCAGATCAGTGAAGCGGACGCGCAGCTCATCACCGCGGCGCCGGAGCTGCTCCAAGCCGTGCTCGCCGGCGGACGCTACTGTGATGCGCTCCGCCCACATCAGGACGCAGGCGCGCGCGGCACCATCATCCAGGACACGGGCGAGCTTGAGCGCCTTTTCGTGGACTGGTACGACAAGCTCTGCGCCGCGAACGCTAAAGCCGAAGGCCGATCATGAGGAAGCCGCCGAAACCCGACTGCTACGCCTACGTGCGCGAGTACTACAAGGTCCCGGCGTACGTCGGCGTGCGCGTGACGATTCGCGGCGGCCGCGCGGGCGTGCTCGTGGAAGCCCGACACTCGCAGCACTACGTGCACATCAAGTTGTACGGGGATCGGCACGCGGACGTGTATCACCCCACCGACGGGATCGAGTATCTGCCGTGACCCGCCGCGATGACGGTCCGCCGATGGAGTTCGATGGCCGCATCTACTGGTACGTCAAGTACCACGAACCCGAGGACGATCGCTGTTGTGTGTGTCGCCAGCCGATCGCCGAGGAGGACGTGCCGCTGATCCTGTTTCGAGAGCGCGGGCGGGACACGTTGATGGCGCGCATTCATTTCGGGCTGTGCGCGAACACGCTGATCGCGTCAGGGCAGCTGACGATCAAGACCAGGGATTAGGGATTAGGGGCCCTTTTACCCGCATCGTCGATGCGGCGTCTCCACGAACGCCTCTTCGTCGACAACTCTGTAGGCCTCCGCTAACACTCGGATCTCCTGTTGGATCGCGACGTACCGTGGACTACCGTGGTACGTCCGTCCCGAGCACGGCTGATCGATCGGGGGGAGCGCTCGCAACCGCGCGTAGAGTCGCGCGATCTCAGTGAGCAGCTGCGGGCGGGTCAGGCGTGGGCTCGGCTCCATGGGCGGCTGTCACGAAGAGCGTGAGGACATCGGCCCGGACGAAGTCATGCGACATGGAGTCGTGGCCAACGCCGGACACCCGTCCACAGGCCACACACCGATCGTGGCCGGTGATCACGGCGGCCAATCCTCGCCGGATGTCGTCCTCATCGAAACAGCGCATCAGTGAACAGCCGCGTCCCGCTCGGCAGCTGGCTCGCAGGTCCCACAGGTCCACTGGTGATCGGAGATCCGGATTCCCACGAGCGCGACGCCCTGGGCGTCGGTGAGCGGGCGCCGACAGACCGGACAGTGCATCGGATGCACGATCGGCGGCTCCTCTGCGGCCTCCAGGAAGATCGCGCGCCAGTCGGCGGCGGTGCGCATGCCGAATCCGTCCGTGTCGAGCACGGCCTCAATCCCGCGCGTCAGTTGCGTGTTGGTGAAGTAGCGCACGTCACCCCTGATGCAGCCGCTGATCGAGCGCCCGTTCTTCCCGCGCGATCGACGTCCGTTGCGCGGCTTCGAACGCGTCCAGATCCACTTTCTTCACCCGCCAATGCGCGCCGAGATGCACCGCGGCCAGTTGCCGGGTGCGCACGAGGCGTCGCACGGTTTCCTGGCTGCACCGCAGGTAATAGGCCACTTCGTACACCTCGAGGAGGCGCGTGGACGGGAGCTCGGGGACCTGATCCAGCATCGGGTTCGATCAGTGTGCAGCGGTGCCCTCTAGTGTAGACGAGGCCCCGACGCTACTAGACACGACTGCGCGCTACTAGACACACAGACTGGTGCGTAGCCGTCGCCGAACGGACTGAAGCTGGATCGCTGATGGCGATGGCCGTTGCGCGTCCCTGTCCCCGGTGCGGCCGCCTGAACTGTCAGGAGCATCAGGCCACGCCCTGGCGCAGCAGCGGGCCCGCCCCGCCACGGGTGCGAGGACGCCAACTGCAGGCCATGCGCGCGCGGTTGTTCGCCGCGTTCCCGCTCTGTGTGATCTGTCTGCTCCTCGGCAAGACGAGCCCGTCGACCATCCGCGATCACCTGGTGCCGCTCGCGGAAGGCGGACGCGACGACGAGACCAACGAGCAGGCCTTATGTCAGGAGTGCTCGGACGCCAAGACCCGGGAAGAGTCGAAGCGCGGCGTGCGGCGATGGCCGCACGCGTGAGGAGCGAACGGGATGGGATGGGCAGCACGCGCGCAGGTGAGCGACGGCAACCCGAAGGCGGCGCGTCTGACAGGCCGCTGTTATCGACCGCTGCCTGAGTCGGGGACGCACGTGCGGATGCGGGACGGTCGGGAGTACGACGTCGATCGCTCGGGTGCGCTGCGTCGCCGGCACGACGTGACCACGAGGGGGGGCGGGTCCGAAACTCTGCAACCTGGGCGTCCGGAAACCGGTCCCGAGGTCCCTTCGCGTGATGGCAGCAAATGAATTTCGCGTTTTAGGGGCTGTCGGTAATAGCCGGCTTGGACAACGGTCGAGGTTGTCGGCAAATGGCTCGGCTTGAGGGTTGGGAGAAGTGAGAGACGACTCGACCTGGATGGCGGCGAATCCGAACTTCCACGTCCACCGGGACCGCGCGGTGTTCGACGCCCTCGAGGCGGCGCCGGGTGTCCGTCGGCAGCCGTTGACCTTCACGATTCAGTGTGATTCCCGCCAGCTGGATTGCGCGCTGATGAAGATCGGGAAACTCATCGCGCAGGTGAAAGACGCGCAGGCGCTCGGCATCCCGACAGCGCTGGTCACCGCGACCCTGGGCACGGCCGCGGTGCTCGCGTCGCCAACACGGTTTTCGCGGCGCAGTCTGCTCGGGTTCTGGCACGGGCGCACGCGCTGATGCCAGGCACCGCGAGCTCCGGCGGGCGCAACCGGAAGTCTCGAGACGAGCTCGCGCTCGCCGGCACGCTGCGCACGGATCGCCATGGCCCGGCCGGCGGCGACGAACCGCCCGATCCGCCGAAGGGCCGGCCGCCGACGCCGCCCGAGCTCGCCGGCCATGCGCTGGAAGAATGGAATCGGATGGTTGAGCGCCTCGAGGTGAATCAGACGCTCGCGATCGTCGACGACGCCGCGCTCTATCAGTACTGCAGCTTGTTCGGGGAGACCGAGGATGTGCAGGACGCCAGGCGCGAGAACACGGCGCTCGTCGCGACGCTGCAGGCAGCGATCGCCCGCAATGACACCGACGCGGACGTCGACCTGTCGGGGATCCTCGCGCAGCTCGTGAAGCTGCGGCAGTTGGACGCGAAGTACACCACGCAGCTGCGCCAGGGCCACATGGCCGTGCGGTCGTACCTGGTGGAATTCGGGATGACACCGTCGGCGAGGAGCCGGGTGAAGGTGCCGCCGGCCCCGCCGGCGGAGGACCCGATGGCGGAGTTCGACGACAAGACGAAGACGGACGCGAAGCCAGCATGAACACCCTCCTCCCGCGCCCTGGGCCTGTCGTCGCCGCGATCGCGGCCGTCGCGATCGTCGCCGCCACCCCGAGCGTGCTGAGCAGTCCGGTCGTTGACATCGGCCGGCGCGTGTTGACGGGCGAGGTCCTGAACCCGATCGATGCGTACGCCTACCGCGTGGCGAGCGGCGAGATCCCCGCCGGCAAGTATCACCGGCTGTCCTGTGAACGACACCTCCGCGATCGTGAGCACGAAGGGACACCCGAGTTCCCGTACCGATTCGATCTACCGAAGGCGGAACGCTTCTTCCGGTTCGCGTCCAAGCTGAAACATTACAAAGGCGAGTGGGCGGGGAAGCCGATCGTCCTCGAGCCGTACCAGAAATTCCGCCTGGGGTCGCTCTTCGGCTGGGTGCACATCGACACGGGCCTCCGGCGCTATCGCACCAGTTACAGCGAGATCCCGAGAAAGAACGGCAAGTCGCTCGAGGCGGCCATCGTGGCGATCTACGTCACGTTCTATGACATGGAGCCCGGCGCCGAAGGGTACACGCTCGCGACGAAACTCGGCCAGGCGATGTTGGTGTTCGCCGACGCCAAGAAGTTGGTCGCGTCCTCCGGGCTGAAGGACCGCATCAAGATCCAGGCGCGCAACCTGAATCGGGCCGACACCAGCAGCAAGCTCGAGCCGCTCGGCGCGAACCCCATCGACGGCCTCAATCCGCACTTCATCGGCATCGACGAGCTCCACCAGATGAAGACGCGCGAGTTGATGGACGTGATGGAAACGGCGACCGGCGCGCGCCGGCAGCCGCTGAATTTCCAGATCACGACCGCGGGCAACAACCGGGTCAGTCCGTGCGGCGACCAGCACGACTACGCCGTGAAGATTCTCGAGCAGGTCCTGGCCGACGAGACGTTCTTCGCCTTCATCGCGCACGCGAACGATGGGGACGACTGGACCCTCGACAGCACGGCGCGCAAGGCGAACCCGAACTACGGCGTCTCGATCAAACCCGATGATTTGCGCGCGTTGGTCACGAAGGCGCAGCACATGCCGTCGGCGGCCGCCGCCTATCAGCAAAAACGATTGAACTGGTGGGTGAATACCGACGCGCCCTGGCTGTCGCTCGACGGCTGGCGCGCGGGGCAGACCGTCTGGTCGCTCGAGGAGCTGCGCGGCGAAGCGTGCTGGGTCTTTATCGACCTCGCGAGCAAGATCGATCTCGCCGCGCTCGCGTTCGCCTTCCCGCCGACACCGGCGCGGACCGCCTGGCGCTATGTCGTACGTGGCTTCACGCCGGACGATACGCTCGTCGAGCGCGCCCATCGCGACCGCGCCGCGTACCTGCTGTGGAAGGCCGAGCCCCTCCGCGGCTCGCCCTGGACGGTGCTCACGACGAACCCGGGCAACCGCCTGGACCAGGATGTCATTCGGACGGCCGTCAACGACGCGAAGGCCTTCGGCTTCGACATCAAACAAGTCGGCTTCGATCCCTGGAATGCGGGCAATCTCGAGAAGGATTTGCAGGAGGACGGCTTCGAGGTCCTCGAGATCCCGCAGACGCTCGCGCATATGAGCGCGCCGTCGAAAGAATTCGAAGCCGACGTGTTGGACGCGCTCGTGGACACGGGCGGGAATCCCATGCTGCTGTGGATGGCGAGCAACGTCGTCGTCTATCGGGATGGCAAAGACAACATCTACCCGCAGAAAAAGAAAAGCCGCGGCCGCATCGACGGCATCATCACCTGCATCGGCGCGCGGAAACTGGCGCGCCTCGAGGACGCCGGCGATCCGTTCGCCGAGTTCGACGAAGGGCTGATTGTGATCTGATGGCACTCAATGTTCCAGTCCTTCTCCGTGACCTCGGCGTGCTCGGCGGCGTGGCGCTCTGCGCGTTGGGCGTCTTCCAGTTCTCGACGGCCGCCGGGTGGATCTTCGTCGGCCTCGCGCTGATCGTGCTGAATGTCATCCTCGCGCTCCCGTCGACCAAGACGCCGCGATCGCCGGGCGGTGACCGGTGATCCTCGATCGATTGTTCGAAGCCCGCATGACATCGGCGTCCGGAGGTACGCTCCAGGAGCCCTCACGCGCACTCTTGGAGGCGCTCGGCGCCACGCCCACCGCCGCCGGTGTGACCGTGACGGAAGGCAGCGCGGAGGGGATCCCGGCCGTCTACGCGTGCGTCAAGGTCATCGCGGAGACACTCGGGCAGACGTCGCTCAAGGTCTTCAAG